GACGTAGAACAAGTTGTTGAATCAATTCAGAATAGGGCTGAGAAATACTCAAGAGAAATAGAGATAATCAAAGTTTTAGAATCAATACAAAATAGCGCTAATAGATCTTTTTATTCTGAACTTAGCGATTCTTTGAACGAGTGGATAGTTTCAAATGATAAATCCTCGGCTCTTTTAGCAAAAAATATTCAAAAATGGTCTTTTAATCCAGTTGTTAAAAACCTAATTAATTTTTTAACAATAAATGAATCAAAGGGAACAGGAAAACTTGAACTTCCTATTGTAAATCAGGGAGAATCTAGAGTGGAAAGAATTTATACTGCGGCTCACATCTCTGAAGGAGTTTCTATTTTCTTAATAGGAAACACCCTTTTTGAAATGAGCGACAACGGCTTAACAAAATTAGGATCTAACGGCATTAAAGGTCTTCCCAATGATTATGTAAATTTAATTTCAGCTCTAGCCAAGACTTATGTAAAAGTAAATGAGGATGGAGTTTTTGTAAATCTAGGAAGAAGCACAGTTAGATTAATAGAAGAGGATTTAGAAAAAAGTGTTTATTTTAATAATAAAAAAATTAAATTCAATACTTTAAATGAGCTTGGAAAATACCTCTCAATGGAAATCGGTTCTTTTATTGGAGGTGTGAATGAAAATGCAGTGGTTAAGGATGTTATTGAAATTTACAAAGGACTAGAAAACATCGTGGAACTTGATTTTGCTAAATCGATAGTTTCTAATATTTATGAAGGTGTTAGTATAAATCTTTTAAAGCACAATAATGAAATATACTTAAACCGCGTTAACGAATCAATGAGAGAGAATTCACTGTATAAAGTGAACGGAACTCAGGCTGTTCAAGCGGTGAAAGAATTTTTAAGATACGATATCTCTGAAGGATTAACCGAGTTTTTAGAAGGAGATCATAAGGTAAAATCAATAATGGTTAACGATAGAACCAAGGTTTTAGAAAATATCTCTAAGGTTGAATTAGAGATTGATAAGATAGAGTCATTGATAGAGTCAAGCACAGAATATGCACAATCAGAACAAATAAAATCTGCTCACAGATTGCTAAGTAATGAATTGGGCATTCTTAAAGAGAAGTGGAATCAAATAAATAACGAATTAAAAAAATTAGATTTCGGCATATCTCAATCTTGTGATTTGAACGAGGATAGCGCTTTTGATATTGGAGACTATATAAAAGTTAAAGAATCTGGTGAAACCGGAAAAATCATTTCGATCGACGGAACCTCTGGAAGATATACTGTTTTGTTAGATAATGGAAAAACATCTGATTTTATCGTAAATGAAATAGTTGATTTGGATACTGCTTTAAGTCAAGCAGCAGATAAAAATTCAGAAGAAAATCCAGAAGATTATGATGGTGAAGAGGAAGTTAAAGAGAATACTTTGAACAAATCAACTCTGTCTGTGGAAGAGCAGGTGAAGATATTAAAAAATCTTGCTAGCGGTCATGGATTCTCAAAAGCTCCTGGAACGAAAAAAGGAGATATAGATATTAAGGTAAATGATCTTCAGGGTTACAACCTAACAATGAATGAAACTTCAAAGAAGGAAGCAAGTTCTCAAGATACCTATGCTAAAGCACCAGGGGATAGCAAAATGGGAAGCCAAAAAAATGCTAATCCTAAAGGAAACCTATCATCTGCTCCGGTAGCTAAGGGAATGGTAAATGGAAAAACTGAGGGTAAAGATTCATTCCCAACAAATGCGCCAGAAACTAAGGGTAAATCTGATTTTGAAGCGGGAGATGAAACTGGATCTGACTATGAAACAGGATACAATTTAAGAGAGGGAAACATTGACGAGGATAACGATTTAAAAAAAAACTAAGTCGTAACTTTTACTTTGCTCCAAAGGCTGAGAATCAGAACGAGCCAGGAAAGAAATTTATAGATTCTCCTGACGGAAAATTTAGTAAAGCACCAACAGGTCAAAGTCCAATAAAGAAATATACAGAATACCAGGGGGAAGAGGAAGAGGAGTCTAAATAGGGAAAAAACAATACACAAAAAGAACACTATTCGTAGTGTTCTTTTTTTTGAAATATTATCATACATCTAATCTAAAAAGAATATCATTCCAAATAACCCAAAACTAAATGGCAAAAGACTATGTAAGAAATCCGGACCTCCTTGTGGCGGTAAAAGAATCCAAAAATCAAGGTAAGTTAACCCCTGAAACAATAAGGATGTTTAATTTAATGATACAAGGTATTTCAAAAAAAATGGCTTACAAAGATCAAGATGACAAAGACGATTGCATGGCTTTTGCAATGGAGGATCTTTGTAAATACTGGGATAGATTCAATCCTGAGAAATCTAATAACCCGTTTGCGTATTTCACTCAAATAGCTAAAAATGGTTTTGCAAAAGGATGGAAAAAGCTCCATCCCCCGAAAAATCCAAAGACTATTCCTTTTAGTTACATAACTGGCGATGATAACAGCTATAATGTTTAATCATTACCATGACAGATATAAAAAAAATAAAGCCTAGTGGCGAGTATAAATCTGGAAAATTTGAGCCTAGCAATCCCCAAAAATATATTGGAGACATCCACAATATAATTTACAGATCTTCGTGGGAGTACAGATTTTGTGTCTATTGTGATACAAATGAAAGCATACTAAAATGGTCCTCCGAGCCAATTGCTATAAAATACGTTAATCCCTTGGATAAAAAGGAGCATGATTATAATGTCGATTTTTATATAAAGGTTCAAGCTATCTCAGAGATCCAAGAGTGGATTATAGAGATCAAGCCTGAAAAACAAACTAAAAAACCTATATTCGAAGGGTCCAATGCAACACTACAAAAGCTAAAATCTTATAACAGGAACATGCAGATCTGGATAACGAATCAAGCTAAATTTAAAGCAGCAAAACACTGGGCGGAAAAAAGAGGTTTTAAATTCGGTGTAGTTGGTGAAAATTTTCTATTTAGAAGTAAATAATGAGCTATAAATCACTAGTAGAATCTTATAAGAATGAGTTTAAAAGCCAAGCTGATCTGGTTAAATCCACGGATAAAACATTCATGGACAAATATTCTAATGGGGATTCAGGATTTAGACCACCTTTCATTACGGGAACAATTTATTACTTTAAATACAATACCACAACAGAAATATCTAAGGATCGTAGTTTTATTAACAGGAATCCACTTTTACTTTGCACAGATTATATGAGAGGAAGTACCGGAACTATAGTAATTGGGATAGATCTTATTACCGTGCCACCTTTTGAGAGAATAGAGATAATTTCTAGGGTTTATGATACCTTTAATAATACTATAGAATCTAACGAGAGCTCTTTAAATAAAGGGGGAAAGCAAACCCCTATCCAGTTTAGAAATGGTGTACTGGAGAGGTTGATGCGGGGGACTGGGTATTCTAAATCCTTATTCGGATTTAAACTTGATTTTATAGATTCTGTTGTTGAGATAAAACTAGAGGATTGGTCTAAAATACCTTATTTAAGATCATCCTCCATAGAAGGGAAGAGCGTAGAAGAAATATATAAAGAATATAAAGTGAAATTAAAAGGCACATAGTGACTAAAAACATTTAAAATGGCAGGTTTTAACGATAGCACACCACAAGGATCTCCTGTAGTACAGAGGATAAGGGACTCCCTTAAAAGAATTAGTACTTTTGGAATGAAATATGACGATATGGTCATAAGAAATTCGCAGGCTGTTGGTGTAACGGAGGCTGCTTTTCTAAACAAAAATAAATCCAATGTAGAGGACGAGGCTATGCTTTGGACTCTTGCCAAGCAGGATATTGCAACAAAGCAATTTATCTCTTACTTTGATAAGGATTATAAGGGTAAACGTGATTATCTCAGAAAATTTTCACTTAATCCCGAAATAGAATGGGTTCTTGATACCTTATGTGACGAATCAGTTTCATACGATCCATCTAATTTCTTTGCATACCCTGATTTTTTAGACCTAACAGATATCAACGAAAAAATAAGGGATGAGATAAATGACACGTACAAGAGGATTTATGATATCTGGGGATTCACAGATGATATTACGGCTTGGCAATATTTTAGACAATTTCTTGTTGACGGATTTCTTTGCTTTGAAATAATTTACAATAATATTGGTGATGAAATTATAGGGTTCAAAGAGCTTGACCCCGTAACTATTATACCGTCAGTAGAAAAACAAGCAGATGGGTCTTTTCTTAGCACATGGATGCAATATCCTCAAGATCCTAGGAGAAGAAGAGTTCTATATGATCCCCAGATTATCTACATATCTTATGCAAAGGGTAACTCTGTTTCCCGTGTAAGTTATGTTGAAAGACTGATTAGACCTTATAATATACTTAGAATCATAGAATACACGAGAGTGATCTGGTCTGTTATGAATGCATCTTTTAAAATGAAGATGACCGTTCCAATAGGAACTAAATCACAACAGAAGGGAATGCAAACACTAGGTGAACTGATGAGTATCTATAAAGAGGATATTCAGATGAACGATGACACCGGTGAATTGCTAGTTGATGGTAGACCCAAAATACAGTTCTATAAAAATTATTTAATGCCTTCAGGAGTAAACGGTACTCCACAGATAGAACCACTTACTATGGATGGTCCAAATTTGAACGATACAACTCCATTGAACTATTTCTTTGATAAATTCGTTCAAGAATCTAAAGTCCCAGCTTCTAGATTTCACGGACCTGACGGGGGAAATACATCAACTTACACTAATGCTGGGGACGGGTTAGATAAGGAGGAGATAAGATTTCAAAAATTTATTTCTAGGCTTAGATCTATATTTCAAGAGGTAATGACAAAGCCTCTTTGGATACAAATGATAAAAAAACATCCGAGCTTAGAAAAAGATTTCATGTTTAAAAGTCAGCTCGGTCTAAAATACTTTTCAGATAATCCATTTAAACTTAATCAAGAAATGGACATCATTAATAACAGGAAAGAATCACTTACCTCTATGATTTCACTAACTGGTGATGAGGATAAGCCTTATTTTTCAGTTCCTTTTCTTGTTGAAAACTTCTTAGGAATATCTCGACAGGATTTAACAGCAAATGCAGAAGCTATTAAAAGAAAGAAGAAAGAGAAAGAAAAGGAAGAGAAGAAAGGAAAGGGTAAGGATAAAAAAGACGAAGGTGAAATAACTTTATAAAAAAATGGCAGGATTTTTAGATGGGTTTAAACCCAATCAATCAGCGTTAGGTAACATCTTAAGAAGTTTGGGAAAAATCTCAAAGTTTGGGATGGAGTATGATGACATGGTTGTAAGAAACTCCCAAGCCATTGGAAAAAGCGAATCCCAATTTTTCAACCAGCAGGGAACTGGGTTTACTGAAAATGATGCTTTTTATTGGACCCTTTCCTATCAGGACACGAGAGTAAGAAAATACATTGCATACTTCGACAAAGATTATATTGAGAAAAGGAATTACCTCAGAAAATTTTCATTGAACGGAGAGATTGAATTTATACTTGACACAATAACTGACGAGTGTGTATCGTATAGTGATCGTAATTTTTTTGCTACACCCTCTTTTGTAAATATAGGGGACATGAAGGATAAAGTGAAAGAAAAAATTACTGAACATTATAATAGAATTTATAACGTTTTTGGATTTCAAAATACTATTCTAGCTTGGCAAGTATTTAAGCAATTCTTAATAGACGGCTTTCTTTCTTACGAGATAATTTATGACAGCAAGGGAAAGGAAATAATAGGTTTCAAGGAATTAGATCCAACATCACTTCAACCAGCTGTAGAGAAGATAAGTGAAACTGAATATAAGCAATTCTGGATTCAGTATCCTAAAAACCCACAAATGACAAGAAGACTCACTAATGAGCAGGTCATTTATATTTCGTATGCAAAAGGAAATGCTGTTTCAAGGGTTAGCTATGTCGAAAGATTAATAAGGTCTTATAACATACTTAGGATAATGGAAAATTCTAGGGTTATCTGGAATGTTATGAATGCTTCTTTTAGATTAAAATTTATTATTCCTACAGGAACACAATCACCACAAAAAGCTCTTCAAACTCTTGGTCAGATAATGTCTAACTACAAAGAGGAGTATTCTATTAATGATACATCTGGCGAATTAACTATAAACGGAAGGCCAAAAATACAGTTCTATAAAAATTATTTATTTCCTGAGCAAAACGGGCAAAGCCCAGAGGTATCTACCTTAAATCCAAGTGGTCCTGATTTTAATGTCATGGATAACGTTCTGTATTTTTTTAATAAGCTCAAAATGGATTCAAAAATACCTTATGCGAGGTTTGCATCTAGAGGAGCAACGCCAATTAATTCTCAGATTAGTATAGATGCATTGGAAAGAGACGAGATTAGATTTGAGAAGTTTTTAAGAAGACTTAGATCTATTTTTCAGGAGATATTAGTTAAGCCTCTCTATATCCAAATGTGTCTCGAATTCCCTGAATTATCAAAGGATAGAGCTTTTAAAACTAATCTTGGACTTGATTTTTATAGGGAGAGCGAATTTGAAGAACTCGTTCAACTTTCAAATTATAAAAAGAGAGCAGACTTTGTTACTGGACTAGGCGAATATAAAATGAAAATAGGTGAAGAAGAGGTACCATATTTTGACAAGGATTTCTTGGTTCAAAGGTTTATGCAATTAAGTCCGGACCAATTCAAACAAAATGCAGATTACAAAAAGAAAGAATCTGCAGAGGCGGAAAAAGCATCTAAAGAAAAAGAAGGTGGTGAAGAAGGTGGAGCGGAGGGAGCAGAGGGAGCAGCGGGAGCAGCTGAGGGGGAAAAAGAAGGCGGAGTAACACTATAATTCCAAAAACCTAAATCATTTATAACCAAGAGGAAAGTATATTTCTCCAAAATTTTTAAAAGTGGAAAAGAAAGTAAAGGATCTTTTAGCTGAAAGAAACCATTTTTCAGATATCAGAATTCTAGTTATTGGAGATGTTATGTTGGATCATTATCTCTACGGTAATGTTGAAAGGATTTCCCCGGAGGCTCCTGTACCTGTAGTTGTAAAATCCGATGAAAAGTTTTTCTTAGGTGGTGCGGGTAATGTTTTCTCTAATATTATTTCTTTAGGCGGAAAATGTGATTTGATATCTGCTCTAGGTGAAGATCAGAATTCTAGTTATATTAAAGATCTCGTGGTAAAGCATAGCTCTGGTAGTTTTTTATTCCTAGACTCATCAAGAATAACTACTGTAAAACAAAGGGTGATGTCGGGTCACCACCAGTTATTAAGAGTAGACTCTGAAACGACCCTCGATATAGATGGGTCGGTACAATCAAACATAATTCAGAAGGTAAAAGAAATAGCTAAAAAATATGACTGCATAATATTGTCTGATTATAACAAAGGAGTTTTAACCCCAGAAGTTATAAGGACTGTAATAATGGAATGCAGAGAATTAAATATACCTGTTATAGCAGACCCGAAGATTAAATATCTTGATTTTTATTCAGGATGTACTATCATAAAACCTAATTTTAAAGAATTTTTAAATCTGTGTGAAACCACTATCTCTCCTGACGATTTAGATTCGATAAGATCTTATGCAATAAAAATAAAAGATAGGTTCAGACTGGAAGCGGTTGTTATAACACTTTCTGATAGGGGAATATTTTATCTAGACCAGAATGAAAATTTCATGGGAGAAGCTTTTAAAATACCAGTCTCGGATGTTTCTGGCGCTGGTGATACTGTCCTTGCAGTGCTTGCACTTTGCTATTCTATAGGATTAGAAAAATCTGTTACTGTGGATCTGTGTAACATCGCCGGGTCTATTGCTTGTCAAAGAGTAGGATCAGCTTGTGTTACCCTGGATGATCTCAATTCACATCCTCATCTGAGAGAGAAATATTCATTCAAAAAATAATCTTTTCGAGATTAATTTTATTTCCATCCGTTTTCCTAGGATATTTTTTTTAATTTTAGTTCTATAATTATTTTTATGCTATCAGAATTAAAATTTCTCAGAACTCTTGAATCTTTAACTGGCGAAGGATCGCAGAAAAAGAAATCTTCAATGCTTAAGGATTGTCTAAATCATAGATTAGAATACATCCTTGATATTTGTTTTAATCCCTTTGTAACAACTAAATTACATAAGATTTCTATTCCAGGAACAAGCACCGATTATACAGGTGATATCTGGGAGGATTTTAAACAACTATTAGAGGAATTAAAAAAAGCTCCAGCTGCAACATTATTATTGAGGGAAAGGGCAGAGAGATTGCTCTCTGTAAAACTAACTGATAACCCTGAGGAAGATCTGGAGTTAAGAAAAACTCTTATGAAGATTCTAACTAAAAGAATGAATATAGGGATCGGGGCTAAAATTATAAACAAAGCTATCGGGAGAGAGCTGATCCCAGACCCATCTTTAATGCTTGCTACTGATGATCCGGATACCCTTAATTTGTGGAGTGAAATATTCTGTGAAGAGAAATACGATGGCGTGAGAGTGATAGCTCTTTACAAAAACGGGGAGATCTCTTATTTTACTAGAGCTTTTAATGAATTAGATTCATCATGCTTCCCTAAAATAAGCTTTGATCTTAAAACTTGTATGATAAATAGCGGACTTAAGGGTGATTGGTTTTTTGATGGCGAACTTACTGATCTAAACCGAAAATCTGTTAGTGGTAAGGTTACCCAGATTCTTAAAGGAACAGTTGATGAAAAAATAGAATCTGGAATAATTTTTAATGTTTTCGATTTAGAGGAAGCTGAAACACTTAATAACAAAATAGGGTTAATTAAATATCTGGATAGAAGACAAAATTTAGAATCTGTTTGCAGATATCTCCCAGGAGGATCCCCCGTCCAAATAGCTAGAATGTGGCAGCTTGATGAACCCTCACAGATAACTCCAATTTACAAGAATATAGTAAATCTAGGCGGTGAAGGTGTTATATGCAAAAACAACTCCCCGTATGAGTGTAAAAGATCTAAATCATGGGTTAAATTTAAAGAGGTGTCTGAGTGTGATCTTGTTATTACCGGATGGTTTCCAGGTGAAGGGAAGAGAGAAGGATTTATAGGAGGACTAATTTGCTCAGATCTTTCAGGAACACTACAAGTTAGAATAGGTGCTGGATTTACTGATGAGGATCTAAGGACACTCAGTAAAGATCCTGATTCTTTAATCTCTAAAATTACATCGGTTGAGTATAATGTTCCAATCACCGATAAAAATGGAAACCGGTCTTTATTTTTACCAAGATTTGTTGTCGTAAGGGAGGATAAAAAAACTCCAGATGATCTTTCCCCTCTGTTTTAAGAAACTCTATTATTTTTTTCTATAAAATCTTATATGATACAAGAACTTTTAACCGAAAAATTAAGACCTAAGGAATTAAAACATATGATTTTACCTCCTAGGATCTTTAAACTTTTTGAACAAGGATTAGGTCAAAACGTTTTACTCTGTGGATCCCCCGGATGTGGTAAGACTACGCTTGCTAAGATCCTAGCAAGTCCATTTCCTAGTCTTTTTATAAATGTTTCTGACGAGAGCTCTGTTGATACCATAAGGACGAAAATAAATGATTTTTGTTCTACCATATCTGTACTCGATGGAAAATCTTCGAAGAAAGTTGTTATTCTAGACGAGTTTGATGGAGCTTCAGATCAATTCTATAAAGCTCTCCGTGGAACTATTGAAAAATTTGCTTCTAATGCAAGATTTATAGCTACCTGTAACTATATCAATAAAGTTCCTGACGCTATACAAAGTAGATTTGAGGTTATTGATTTTAATCCTGTTTCTTCAGAGGAGGAGAACATGCTTAGTGACGAGTGGGTAAAAAGGATCAAGCTCATACTTTCTAAGCTTCAGATCCAATTTGATGACCAAGCCATAGAGGATTTTAAAAAATCTTTTTTTCCTGATTTTAGGTCTGCATTAATAAAAATACAGGCTTGGACTATAGAGGGTGTTAAGGTAATAGACTCGAATAAAATAAAAGAGATTGGATGGTCTTATGAGGATCTTTATAATTTGATTATATCTTCTAAGGATCCAGTTAAGAACTATCAAACAATTTGCGGGGAATATCAGGGAAAGGTTGAAGATGTCATGCAGGCTCTTGGCGATGAATTTATTAATTGGATTATCAATAATAAACCGGATCATAAAAAGATTATACCAGGAGTTATCATTTTAGTAGCAGAACATCAAGCTCAGAGAACACAAGTTATAGATCCTATGATATCCCTACTTTCCCTTGTCTTCCAAATACAAAAAATGATAGATTAAAAATGAATGGAAAGAAAATAAAGAGGATCATTATAGCAGGAAAGGGAGCTTCAGGAAAGGACTATCTGAGAAAATCTATGGAGTCTAAAGGATTTAAATATTGTATTTCCCATACGACAAGACCTAGAAGAAATGATGAAATTGAGGGTGTCGATTATTATTTCATAAATGATAACAGAGCTTCTGAAATGTGTGACAACTCAGAATTTTATGAACATGTTGTATTTAACGGATGGCTATACGGGACATCTAAGGAAGAATTTAATAAATCAAACCTTTTCATAATGACCCCGAAGGGGATAAGCGGATTAAAAAAAGACGACAGGGAGAATTCATTTATTGTTTATATCGATATTGAAGATACGGTTAGAACTAAAAGGTTATCTGAAAGAAATGATGTGGACATTGTGGAAAGAAGGGTAAAAGCAGATTTTTTAGATTTTTGTGATTTTGAAGACTATGATTTCAAAATAAAAGATCCAGAATTCAGACCAGATTATGAGTGGTGTAATTTAAAAATAATTGATAATGACTAATATTTGTATAGACGGTAACTATTTTTTTTACAAGACCTTCGGGGTTTTTACTGGATTTGATAAAGATACAGACCCTTCGAAAATACTTTCTGAGTATTCTCAAAGAAGTACTCTTATAAGAAAAGTAGCTACCGATCTCTGTTCATCTCTGAAAGAACTTCCAACCAGTGGAAGATTGATTTTCACTATGGATAGTCGAAGTTGGAGAAAAAACGTAGAAATAGAGGGTGGTGGATATAAATCAGCCAGGCATAAGAACGAGGAAGTTGACTGGAGCTCTTTTTTTGATCTTCTTAGAGAATTTGGTAATCATTTGGAGAAGAAAGGATTTATTTTTTCTAAAGTTGATAACTCTGAAGGGGATGATCTTGTAGCTTTCTGGGTTAATAAGTTTAGAGAAATAGGGGAGAATACTATTATAATCTCAGGGGATCAAGATTTACATCAACTGATTTATCAGGATGAAAATTCGTGGACATCCGTATGGAATAGCAATTCTAAAAGGAATATTTTATCCGTTGATGAGAATTGGAAAATACCTTCTGAGGTAAGTAAAAGAGTTGCAAGTGTTTTTGACATGGCATTTACTCTTTCTTCAGAGGCAGATAGACTTTCCGCATTACTTAAAAAATCACAAGTACAAAAAATAAACACCAAGGAATTTATTTTCAAAAAAATACTACTCGGAGATACTGGAGATTCTGTCCCAAGTGTTTGGGAGTATGAAAAAGAAAATAAAAAGGTAAGATTCACTGAGAAAAAAGTAGACCAATTATATTCTTTCTATTTAGAAAGTAAATGGGCAAATTTAGAATTTTCTGAGATTTTAGAGGATAAAGAATTTTTACAATGGGTCAGTAGCATGGTGCTTAAAATTTCAAAGGATATTGATAGCTCAGAAAAAAGGGAGAAGGTTGAAAAAAATTATTTAAGGAATGTTTCCCTTATGTGGCTTAATAAGAAAGTTATACCGAGTCATGTTACTGAAGGATGCCTTTTAGAAATAGATAGAGGAATGGCCTTGCCAAAAAAATCATTGATTTTTGATATGGTAAAAATTTTAGAGGGAAGTGACTGGATCACCCCTGGATTTGCACCAAAAGGATTCAACCCATTCGAAATATAATTTTATGGAATTATTTGATATAGTTAAAAAAATATTTATTCA